CGCTGAAAGCCGCCTCGCTCGATGACAAGACGATTGTAGTATGCCCCATTGAGGAAGCCGGGAAAGTATCTGTCGCTTATCAACTCGGCCCGCACAAGACTCGAATCAATGCGCCCCTGCCCGTTGTGCGTGAGTGTCCCATAAAGCCCCGCCATTCCGTCTAGGACATTGCGCCGGAAAACGGGCCGGATTGAGTAGACTTGTTTCCAATCTCCGTCCCACACGCCAGTGATTTCTGGCAGGTCTCGGTCGTAATAATAATAGGGCGGCTGGACAAAACGGTTGCTTGGCGGATTGACAAAACCAACAGTCGGACCGCTCGTGGTGTAAGTCCATTCGTCCGGCTCGACAGTCACGTAGAGGATTGTTTTCTCCACTGGCGGATCGCCGAAGTCGTATTCCTCGTAGTCGTAATGCGCGACAACAAAAGGCACAACCACGGTCCTGTTCGGCTTCGCTTTTGCAGCAATCCGCATGACGTGTTCTTCTGCTTCGATCCCATTGTTGCTGCTCCCTGATGGCATCCCAAAATCGCCGATAGAATTAACGGGCCGCGCCCCAGCAATAACAAGGTCGGTGCCCTCGAAGCCGCCAAAAAAATTTTCGTTCCCCTTCGTCCCTTTGCTGTGGTTGAGCACAATCATTGTTGCGGGTTGTAGAGGTGCTGGATAAGTCTCGACCCAACATCGAACACGATGGCAAACGCCTGGTAAGAGATGTTTTCTTTGACGAGTTGCACCACGCCGCCGCTCGGTGTGACATAGCCAAGGACGTAGTGAGTGGCCGAGTCGGTCTCCGCTGGCATTGCGTTGTCCAATGCAGTCGAAATCGTAGGCGAAGTAATCCGTCCCGCAATGACGGTCGAAGAAATGTAGATGTTTCTCGCCCTTCCGTTCGGGGGAAGGTCAATCTCGACCGAGGGAGCAGGAAGCTTCCACAGCGGCTCTCCACCCATCAGTGGATAAACTCGATCAATCAGTCCGGGCGCAACGGTCAGGACGCGCTTGTTGGCGTCTTCGCTGGGGGCCAGCTTGATCTGGAACGGGTGCGACTCTACCGTCCCGCCTCTGGAAGCAACCTCACACGACAACGAAAAACCGCCCTCTTGGAACTCCCGCTTCAACACACCGCGCCCAGCGACAACATTTTTGCCAGTCCACAAGGCGCGCAGGGTTGAAACAAGTTGCTCGTAGGTCTCGCTTTTCAGGCGGACCACTTTCCCGCTTTTCGGCTCTGGAAGTTGAAACGGGTTCATGGCGAATAAATTTCTGCGTTCCACCCGCCACGGCCAGAGAGCAGCCAGACCTTGGTGATCTCAAAAATTCCACCTTGGCGCACGTAGCTGAGACCGCCGAACAGCCAGTTGCGGCCAGCATAGTTGGGGGCTGGTCCTTCTGGATTGTCAATTTTTCCCACGTTAGCAACGCCGGTTGGCCGGGTGTAGGAAAGATACCTCTTGCTCCACCTCGCAGTTGAATCCAGAAACTCGGAAACACCAGCGAGGTTTGCCCCTGAATCTTTCCCAAAACCAACAAAAACCCCGTTTTCATCAAACACAGCAAGCCCGTCTCCTTGCCCACCAGCCGCAGCCACTAGATCATCAAATCCCGGGTGCGTTGCAATTGGCTCTTGAGCAAGGGACACGTCAAGCTCGTATATCGGATCGGGCAAAATGCTGTTGCCCAGCGAGGGATCAAGTCCCTTGTATTGCACTTGCGCAATGCCGATTCCCTTGTCGTTGATGATGTTTTTTTCAACAACAAGCAGGCCCGGAAAATCGGGGTGGGCATCATCAATCCGAGGCGATTGCAAGACGACCGTCTGGTATGTGCCGCGCCATTCTTCGCTCGCTGTGGCAACAGAATTTTTTGCCACTTTAAGAGACGACTTTCCGGGTTGCCGATAAATTCTCGTCGTGTCGCCGTAGGTGATCATATCGCTTCAGTCGCTCCTTCTTGCAGAATCTTTTCGATCCGCTCCAGCACCATTCTGCTTTTCTCTTGCTCTTTCATCATTGCCAACGCCGGATCGCCTCGGCCAGCAACTTCGACTCCCCCGCCGCCACCGATTCGCGCCAGTGAGGAAACCGCGCCGATACCAAAAGAAACGTCACGCTGTTTCCGCATTTCGGCTTCTACTTCTTCGGTCGCTTGCTTGACAGCCTGCTCCATGCGCCGCTTTTCTTTTTGCGCAATCTCATCGGCAAGATCAGCCTCCTCTTTTTTGAGGTCAAGTAGGCGCATTTGAAGCCGAATTTTCTCCTCTTCGTTCGTCTCCCCCGAGGCAGCGATCTCGGTGGACTTGATGTTCTGGCGCAGGTCGTCCAGTTTCGCCCTGTCGTCTTTGCGGTCGAAATCCATCTTGCGCTGCTTTTCAGCAAGGGACTCACGCAGCCGGACGATCCGCTCTTCTTCTTTGGCAATGTCCTCACGAATTTTTTGTTCCTCCTTGGCAATCTCGATGAGGCGAAGTTGCGCATTGAGGCCCGCCTCGTCATTCTGCGCCGCCGCCGATTGCAGCGCATCACGCTCTTTCATCAATTCAAAAAGTTTTCGCTCGTTGTCGTATGCTTCGAAAGCAGCTTTGCGCCTTGCCTCGGCTACCCGCTGTTCCAAGTCGGCCAGCTTTTTGATCTCGGCTTGGGTCATGGCCAAGCCCTCCACGTCTATTGATCCAGCAGACTTTTTCGTTGGCTGTTGGTCGTCGAATATCTTGTTGAATCCCTCGCCCGTCTGGACGGCAAAATCTTTTGCGTCTTGCCCGATCTGTTTGAGTAAGTCCTTGGCCAGAGAAAAATTCCCACGGAACGCCTCGCCGATGGCAACTGCGCCAGTGGTCACGCTGCCCACGTAAAGCTGCCACGCTTTCATCAGTGTCTCGACCGTCTGAACAACTATGCCGCCGACCGTGATGAAGGCAGGGCCAAGGCTTGCAATCGTCTCATTTTTAAGGCGGGTCAGTTGGTCGTTGACTCGTTCCGCCTGTTTGATTGTTTCCTCTGCAACGACATTGGCCGCTGCAAAAGCATTGCGCAGTGCATCCGGTCCTTGGGCAAGCAAAGGAACAATGTCAGCGGCTCTTGTGCCAAGGAGATCAGTGATTGCGGCAAGAGCTTTCCCTTTGTCGCTCGTCTGTTCGTATGCTTGGGAAAGAGCGAGCAGCCTGTCTTCAAGACCCATGCCAGCAAAAGCCTGCGCGCTGATCCCAAGGGCATCGAAAGCACTCGATCCTTTTTGCGCCGCTTGGTTGGCAAGGGTCATCGCCCTTGCAACAAGCTCAATGTCAGAGCCTGCCAAACTCGCCGCTTGCGCCACTCGTTGGACGCTCTCGGCACTCTCACCAAAGCGGGCAGCTAGCTTTGCCACTCGATCAAATTCCTCCGACATCGCACGCCATTGGCCAACCAACACGCCAACGCCAAGTGCTCCGATCAAGCCGGAGCCGACCGAAGCGAATGAGTTTTTGACGGAACTGCCAAAAGCGTTGGCCTGGGCACGGGCCTCCTCCAGACCTCGCTTAAAAGGGGCGGTGTTAAGTCCTAAAGTGGCTTGCGCAGACATGTCTTATTCCTCGCCCCCGGCATCATCATCAGATGTCAGAGTCTTTATTTCCCATTCTGTCAACAAGGTCAGCTTTGCGCCATTGTTTTCCGCCGATGCGTAGCCAAGCCAGATCGAATAAGCCAGCGGCATTGTCCAAGCTCGCTCCTCTGGAATACCAAGCTCGATGAGTCGGCAGATGATCCGCAGGGCCATTGGCGTAATTGACGGCTTGCCTTGCTTCGGCTTTTTCCCCGCCTTGATTGTCAGGCTCTCGGCTGTCTCTGGCAGCGAGCAATAATCCTGAATGTATGCCGCAAATTTTGCGGCTTCCCTCGCATACCACGGGCCATGCAACAACGCCAAGAGCCGAGGAAAAAGACCAAAGCGAGGACCCACAGTAAGCGGATTAGGCGAGGCGCAAACGGCAACCGCCTGAGCTAGCTGCGCTGGGTCGATAATTTGACCGAGGTAGGCCGGGTTGCCGATGGCTCGCAAGTATTCGTAATGCGCCCAGCAAAAAGGTCGCAGCACCAAGCCGTTGACCCGATGCCGCTTGCTATGAATAATTCCCTCAAAGTAAGGGTCTTGCGGGATCATTGGCCCCGACTTAGTAGGTGATCGAATTGTATTTAGCCAAGGTCAGATTGAGCTTGAGACCACGACCCGCTGGGGTGGCTTCGTTAATTGCCGCAATGACACCGAGTTTGACGTTCTGGTCATCCACGAGCAATGATCCGACAAGTGCCTCAATCTCTGTCTCGGTGTCGATGTCTGAAGCATTGAGAACCAAGGCGTCCAAAGTCTTTGTCACCTTCTTCTTTTCGGAAAACATGTCGAGAGCGACGTTGCCGTTTTCGTCGGTAACTTGCTCGTTCCATTGCGGCTCGAATTGCCGCGAGGCGTTTTCGATGATGTAGTCGGTGACGGCAGGGTTGACCTTAATTTTGACCTGACGGTTTCCAAATTGAATCGTTGGCATACCTTTTAAGCAGTGTCAACTAAGTAGAAATCAACCTCGACGGACCAGATCGTTGCCGTCCGGTTTTCTTCGTATTCGGTTGTTACAGTCGCCAGCCGGAAGCCGGAAAGACCTGCACCGCCTCCTACCTCGGCAATCGCACCGAGGTAATCCGCCAACTCCCGACCAATAGAGTCCTCCATGTCCCGGTGCAGGGACAGGCTGGTCTGTGGCGCAGCGGTCGCAAGGGCGACCTCTAAAGACGCCTCGAAAAAATTATCAGGAAATCCCGGCTGCGAGACGTTGCCAGCCTTCACGACCACGCAGGGCAAGGTCTTGTTGTCTGTTTGCGTGGCTGTATAGATCGGCACGCTGGTCTTGGTCGCAAGCCAGTCGGCAACCGCCTTTTCAAGTCTTGTCGCTGCGTGTCCTGTCATTTTTTTGCCCTCAAAATTTTGTTGAGTTGTTTCTCCATGTTGGTCTTGACCCGTCTTTCGGCATCGTTGATCTGGCCTTGCGGCAAGATTTTTGCCACGTAGTCGATGGTGTTGGTGATGGTGACCATCGGGTTATCTTTTCTTGAGCTATTGTCTTCGACGGTCCCAGTCTGCCCTTTGTGCTTCGTGACCCACCTCGGGATTCCCCTGGTTCCCCCAAGCTGATTGGCGCACGCCGCCCAGCCAGACTTCGCCCAGCCAATCTTTTTCTGCTGCGTCTGAACATACTTTTCCGCCGCCGATTTTTTGACGGTCAGCTTGTCGATGGAAACGAAATTCCCCTTTTGCGATTGCCTTACAGGGGCACGGAGTTTGCCGTTTTTGAAAGCCGCCTTGTGCTCAGGTCGTATTTGCTGGGGCCGAGCGTTTGGGATAAATTTATCGGCAGTCGTCCCGTAAACCTTGCCGTCTTTGCCAACAAACAAGCGCACGTTGCCAGTCGAATACCTCTTTGCCTTGGCCGCAATCTCATCGGTGACGACATTCAACAAGCCTTTGCGTCCCACCAAATCTTTTCTGATTGCGCCCTCCCCCTTCCCTTTCGTCTTTCCATAAGGCTGCGTCCTGAAAGCCAGATCAACCGCCAAGAGGCGCGCCTGAGCACGCAAGACCTCAGAAACAGTCTTGCCGGTCTCTTGGGCCAGCCTCTCCAAGACAGTCGAAAACGCCCGTGGCTTGAGTTCGAAGTGGATCATTTGTCAGGCTCCGCAAGAATGATCTCCCAAGCTTGCGCCATCACTTGATCGGCGACCGCCTCGACTCGATACGCCACGGAATCAAGCTGGACGATCTGGTTGATTAGGCTGTTTCCGTCAGGAAAATCGGACTTAAACAAAGTTGCGGAGATGGTCTTTCCCTCGAAAAATCCGCCGTCCTCGCGTGGGCGATCAGTTCGACCGTCCCCAAAAATACAGGGGTATGATTGCCCGTCTATCTCGATGAAAGAACCGAACCGACGCAGGGCACGAGACTTGAATCTCTGAAACTTTTTTTGCAGCGAGTTCACAAGAATGTCCGGGTGTCAAACCCAGTCACGCTTGCTTGCGAGGACGCCCGCGCCGCTTGATCTGCGGAGCCTCTGGAACAGGATCACGATGCACAGGCGTAGGGTCGTTGTGACGGATAGCTTCGTTCTCCTCGGCGACAAGACCCAGTCGCACAGCCTCAGTCATCGGAATGATCGTCCCCTCTGGAAACAGCAACGAGACTGCTTCCTGCTTAGAAAAAACGGCGCGCCCATCCCCGGAGAGATAGACGCGCCGCCCAACAAGGAAGCTGTTTTGTTTCACTGCTTACGCCGTGAGATCCACGTCGCAGAAGGCTTTCGGCCCGCTCACGACAAAGGCCCCACGCATCTCGGCACGCAGGCCGACCTGGTTCTTGCTCATGAGCTGCCAATCGCGATCAGCAATATCGAGACTCAACTGACTCCGCACATGCAGGCCGCACCCGGTGGCAAAGTCGCCAACAATCGCCCGACCAGTCGGAACGTAGGAGTTGGTGACGACCGGCTTGCCCCAAATCGTCGGGGCAAGATTGACCGCCCAAGAACCGCCCACGTAGTGGCCGTCGGTGGCTTTTTCTTTGCGGATGATTTCCCAGTCCGCCGGGTTCATCAAGACCGCATTGACGACGCGGCTGGCAAATTTCTCGACCTTGACAATACCAGCCAAGATCGAGTCAGCAGGCGACACCGAGTAGGCTTGGGTCTGGATACCAGAAGTGTTCAAAATCCCCTTCAACTGGCGAGGCGCACCAGTGCCGGTGCCGTTGATGATCTGCTGCTCCAACCGCTGACGCACAGCGAGAGGCAGGCGATTCTGGATGTAGCTGGCAACAGCCGCTTGGTCTTCGAGAAGCTGGCGCGTCACGACAACAACGGCGGCAATCGCTTCAACCGGGAAATCGACCTCAGCGATGGCGAAGGTCTGATCCGGCTTGTCGCCGCTTTCATCCGTTTCAGACGCACCGGGGGTCACGTTCGCGGTCTCAACGATCTCGCGGATCGTGGAGCCAGTGGTCGCATAGACCGGGATCAGATCGCCAAGAGTCGGCTGCTGCGAGTCGAAGGGCCGGACCTGACCGGGCCGATCAAAGTTGGTCAAGCCGAAGCCGCCGATGGAAGCAACGGCACGATAATCGAGATTGATTTCGGCGCGGCTGCGACCGGGTTCCAAGGTTCTGAAAGCCGAGACGATTTGATCGACCGGGCTTTCGGCTTGGGCATTGCGCTCAGAAATACGATTGGCGAGGGCTTCGATGTTGACGCCCTGGCGTTCGGCAATCTCCATTGCGCGGCGGGTCGCTTCGGCGACCTCGCGGATAACGGTGACGGTGGAAGTGCTTTCCGCGGGAGCGGTAGCCTCGACAGAAATGTTTTCTTGATTCATACCACTTCCCCGCGTGTCAACTCGCTGCGCTGGCTCCTGTTCTTGCGCAGTTTGCTCGTCAAGAATTTGCGCACGATTGACGCCAACAGAATTGTCAGCAGGGACCGGAACAAGCGAAACCTCATAGGGCGTCCACCGGGTAGCGGTCAGCGTACGGGTTTCGTCGTCCTCTTCATAATCTTCGATGACGTAACCCACCGACACATTGCGCCGGATTCCGTCCAGCACGTCCTGGAATGCTTCCTGGGCACGACCAGAGCGAGAAAAGCGCACAACAGCGCGGCCCTTGCCGTTTTCGATCCATGCTTTTTCGACGACGCCCACTTGGTCATGGGTGTCATGATGCAACAAGAGCGGCCCGCCGTCGTTGAGCCGGGTCAAATTGACGGCGGCTGGGTCATGACTCAGCACCTCGCGCCAGCCACCCCGCATGACGGGAGCCTCCGAGGAGAAAGAAATCTCGACGGTCCGTTTTTCGGCGTCGATGTTTTGCCGCTCGAAAGTGGCCTGAAAGGATCGGAAAAGAGTTTTGTCCATGCCTTTTGCGGCATGTCAACGACTCATCCCGAAGCCCGTCCGGGCAGTCGCATGTTCAAAACGGCCTCGACGGGCACGCCCATCTTCTCGGCTACTTGGCGAGCGTAGGCAAATTCGATCGCTCTTTGGTCCAGCGCGTCGCGCCAGTCCAGCCCCCTCTCGCCGTAGTCCTCGGCCAGTGTGCGCAATCCCAGCAAAATGTCCTCACGATTGGCTTGCGCCTCGCGCCCAGCATCAACTGTTAAAGCTGGCGGTCTTTGCCAAACGATCCTGTAAGCATCGTTAACCGGGGGCAGGTCGCCACGCTTGACAGCAGAAGCCACAACCCAAAACGCCAGTCGGTTGAGCACTTTCTCGATCAGCAGATTTTGCCGCTCGGCAAATCGACGCTGCGCCTGTGCAGCCACCATGCGAGCGGATGCTGCTCGGCTCAAGGTCGGGTCGTAAACAAACTCAGGGGGCAGGCCCATGCCAAGAGCCACGGATCGGACCAGCAGCCGCTCAAACTCGGAAAGTCCTTGCGTTGGCCTGTTGGGTGTCAGGCTCTCAACTTTTTCGCCCACTCGTCTCTTGAGGGTCAACCCACCGTCCAGCTTTTCCGCCGGAACCCCATCGGCATCCGCATCGGCATCGCCAAGCAAGCCGGAGTCGTCCCCGTCCAGCCGGTAATCAATAATGGATGTCGCCAGGCTTTTCTTAGTGCCCTTCTTTTCGAGGGCGATCACGTCACGCAGATCTCTGGCGTCATTGATCCCGTGTGTGATCGTGGGCAAACCTCGATACTGGCTTGCGCTGGTCGCCTCCAACAAGTGGATGAAGTCCGCTGCCGCCACGTCGAACGAATTGCCACGCAGGGCACCAGAGCCGTCCAGAATACGATAGGCCACCGGACGACCCAGCGAATCAATCCTGATGCCGTCCCGCCATTCATCTCCTGCGCCAATGCCAGAACCAATCCGGTGCCCCTCGATAAGCGCGACCTTCGGGAACCCGGAGGCCGTCTTGCCAAGGATGAAACCGCAGTCGCCGTCCACGTCGATGGAGATACACGCCAAACCCAGCAGCTCGTCAAACGAATGACGTCCGGTTGTATCCGCAATCTTGCACCACTCGGCCCAAAATGCTTCTGCTGCTTGGTTCCAGTTTTCGTCTCCGGTCTGCCACTGGGGGCGAAGGCCATGACCGACAGAATAGCGACGCATGGCGAGGACCGCCCCGCGCACCCAGCCGATGTTGGCGAAAACATCACGCGAGAGCGAAAGCACGCGGGTCCGCTCCCACGCATTGACGCGCTGCCACGAGTCCATGTCGGCCATCGCAACCGCCGACCTGCTCGGCTCTGCGTCTCCGCTGATGGCGTCCAGAAACGACCTTGCCCACTTAGAAAACTTTTTGCGCATCTTCATCGAATCATCCCCCGAAAGTCTGACCTGCTTCCCTTCGGCTGCGTGCCGCCTCTGTGCCCTGCCATGTATTTCTCAATCGCTTTGTTCAAGATTTGCGCCAAGAGTAATGCGCTCATACCATGCGTCTCGCTCATGCTGTGCCCAGCAGAGGAAAAGCTCTCGGATAAAGTTCCCCCGCCGTCGGCGTCAGACTCGACGGCAGAGGAAAATTTTTCCTTGAGCCAAACAAAACCCGGATTGCTTGCGGCAAACGCCCACGGATCAATGCCCGCGTCGGCATCAAGTTGTCTTGCGTAATATACGTAGGTGGCCCAGCCGGTCATGTCATTTGCCCTTTGTCAACTCCCCGATCCGCTCGTCGAGTTCAACGAAAATTTTGAGTTCCCTTTTGACCGCCTTCAGCAACCAGTCCGGCCATTGTTCCAAGGGCGAGACCGCCTGCATTTCGGTGATCCACTTCCTCGCTGGCAGGAAGGCGATTCCCGCCCGATTTTCCAGCGGGACGGTCTGTTTCTTTTCCCGCTTTTCAGGCGCAGGGAAAAGCTCCAGTGCAACATAGACCTGCTTGCGCAACTTCTCGACAGGACGACCTCGCGCCGCTGCTTTGGCGATCTTTTGCAGGTCGATTGCGGTCTGTTCGTCAAACGGCAAACTGTCTCGCACCACGTCAACAAAGCGGTTTTTGCCAAGTTCCTGCTTCAAGCTGATGAGTAAGTTTCCGAGGATGACGGTCTTCTCGACGATCTTTTGCTCGTCGATGGCGTGCCGCTTTGCCGCCTCTTTCAGTTCTTCGTATTTTTTGAGTTCTTCGAGTATGAGTTCTGTTTGTTTCATTGTTGGGCCTTTTGATTTTTGAGTTTGCACCGGATTCGATTTTCCTGACTGCGCATTGCGTCCGATTCGCTGATGCGCAGTAAGTCTTTAATCTTGTTTGCTCCCTTGGAAACCGCCGCCCTCGTCAGTCCGTGTTCGTCGGCAATCTCCTGTTCGCTTTTTGATTTGACAATGTCGAGGCCCAAAACGATCGCCACTTGATAGAGCGCAAGACGAATATGCGGCCCTGGGTTCTGGCTTAGTAAATGAGCGATCAGATCGTTGTGCCGGGGCCGCAAAACACGCCAAGCAAGCTCGGCAATCTGTTCAAGTTCTGCCTCGGGTTTTGCGTCCAAGATTCCGTCGATTGCGTCATAGTCAAAAGGAACCGCCGTCTCGATGCCGTCAAACGGTCCGGGTTGATCATCTTGTTGGTCGATCATTCTTCTTGCTCCTTCCTCATTGTGGTTTGCCAGAAAAAAGTTGCAGGATCATGGCCGCAGCTACTTGCATCGCTTCGCAGTCCCAAAGATGGTTGTGGCGACGCACCCTTTGCCACCTCTGCGTGACTTGTTTGGTCTTAGGATGAATGAAATCTTTTTTCACCTCTGAGTCGATTTGCTCGATGTAGTCTTGGCTCACATCCTTGGGAATCTCCCACGACTCGCCCGCGCCTCGCCGCAAAGCGGCCAGCTTGTCTTTGACTGGATCGCTGGCCCATAAGTAATATCTGGCAAAAACTCTTCGACCTAAATTGGCGCGCTTCTTGGTCGAATAATATCGGGCCTCTTGTTGGCCCCCAATGTTGTGATAGAACCTATCGTCTCCACTGCCGTGAAGCGCAGTCCAATCGTTTGCGGCGCACCAGCGGTAGACCTCGCCACTGTCAAACTGCGCGTCCACAAGTATCAAGCGCGGTTGCACCTTGAGCCGCTGGCCAATGTTTGCAATCTGCTCGAATGTGTTGACCCGCCCCTCGTAGATCAGGCGGCTCGATCCGTCCTGTGCCCAAGCACGGACCACGATCCAGAAGTGGTCCCGCTGTTTGTCGGCTGTCAAAAAGCGATAAAGTTCCTTCTCCCACTTCTGCCCGTCGGCGTAGTCTTGCTTGGTGTAGTCGCTGCCTATCAGCTCTGCGGCAGGCTCCATTTCTCGCTCAGTCCAAGGTTCCGCCAGTCGCTTGTTAATGAACTGTTTCAGTGCAGCAAAGTCGTTCTCCCTCGCTCTCTCTTGCGCCTCGACCCACTCGCAAGCAACCTCGCCCCATGACGTCCACCAGACGGGCAGGATTGAATAGCGGATCGAACAAACGCCCTTCACTGCGTTCGGGTTCGTCGCTTTGTATTCGCTCGCCAGAGAAAGTTCTCGCCGGGTCTTGGCGTTGTCCTCAAAACGATGTTTGCAGCGGGGGCACTCGTAGTAGGTTCCTGTGAGAATGTCATTGGGCTTCGCCCACTCCCCATTACTCGCTTTCGGAATCGTAACGTGAGACCACGACCACGGCGACCACTCGCCACACTTTGGGCACGTGAAGCCGATCACTTCCTGCGTGCCCCGGAGCCATGCCTTATGAAAGTCATGCGTCTCATCGCTCCCCTGCGAGACCAGCAGGGTCTTTCGATTCCATCGGTCATGGTGCCGCTTCCTCAACTCTCCAATCATTCCCTCTCTCCACCGCCACACCTCATCCCCGATGCAATAGCGCATCGACTTTTCTTGCAGGCTACTCATGTTCGCGCCCGCCAAGAAAAGCGGCATGTGCGGGAACATGATTTCAGTTTTTCGCTTGGCGTGTCGGTCCTTCGGGAAAAGCGCGGCGACTGGTTTGCAGTCGTTGAGCACTGGCAACAGGCGAGACTCGGCCCATTCTTTCGACAGGTCATCCGTTTGTCCGACCACCAATGTCGGGCCGGGATCAACGGCAATGATGTAGGGAAGCAACAACTCCAAGAGAGTTGTCTTTGCGCCGCCAGTCGGCGCAGCCAGCACAACCTCGTGGTATTGATCGGAGAGAACCGAGGCAATGACATGCTTGAGCCACGGCGCGGTCTGCCGATCAAACGCCTTGCTCCGATCCGAATGAGGCAATCGGACGTGAGCCTCCAGCCAATCAAGAGGATCGCCCTGGTAGAGCGATTTGAGTCCGTCACAGAAGCCGGTCGCCAAATCACTCATCGGCATCTTCCTCAGCCTCCTCGGCCTGTTGTTTTTCTTTCGCTCGTTCGGCTTTCATTGCCCTGGCTGTTTTTTTCGCAACCTCCGTCACGCCTTCATCAAGCTGGCGTCGCACCGAGTTCAGCAGGGCGTCGAAAGTTATTGTCATTTTTTTCCTAATCGCTTTTTCATCAAGACCGACCAAGAGACCGGGCAGATCGTCGCAAGCAGCGAAAAGCGCAGACGACAAGACCGAGGCAATGTGTGTCGCCTCCTCTCGGATCAGTGCGCGGGAGACGTATTCGCCGCGCAGGATTTGTAGCTCCAAGTCTGCTCGCTCAAGCTGCTTTTTCTTGAAATCGGCCTCGGCCTTGGTTTTTTCGACGCGATACCGAACAAGTAATTCCGCCTGCGTCTCATCACGCACAGGGACGCGGGGGTCGGATTGCGGGGTCAGGGCGCGGTAAAGCTCAAAGTCTTTTAGGACCTTTTCGTCCTCATCAGTCAGCGGGATCCCCTTCTTTTTTTTCTTTTCGACCTGCCTGACCATTTTTCGCAGGCGCAGGGCTTCGGGGTTGGTCGGATAGCTCATTGATGGGACACCCTACTACCCTACTGGGGTGGTAGGGAACAAGAAAAAACTTCAGGTAGGCAAATTTTGCCTAGTGGGTCCGGGGGGGGGGCCGAGAAATTACGAGGTTACCATCGGGCGGTCAAACCGGGTTGCCATTATCCTGGTCGCTGCTGTTGGGGGCGCAAACGTCTAGTTCGGATGCATGATGTGCATGATGTGCATGATATTTCAGACTTCTAGGAAAATTGGGTTTTTTCTAAGAACGCCAAAATATCAT